CGCCGACAGGTCCTCCATCGTGCGCTGTGCACCGATAGTGGATTCCACCTGAATGACGGGCTTGTAGTTACGGGCTGTAAGCGTAGTGCGGCGGAACTTAGGTAGCTTCGTAACCTTTTCCACCTGGATGACCAGGTTGTCTATCCACTCCATCAGTAACCAGTAGCCGCAGTTGTCGAAACGGTTATCGTAGTTCTTGAACTGAGCCTGGAGTTCGCGGCAATCATCGAGCAGTTTCTGGAGACGGCGCAAGCGGTCGTGGTCGACGCTTTCGCTGAGTCCGGAGAAATATTGGTTGATGGACGAATAGTCGTTATCAAAAAAGTCCTGATAACGTTCCAGAAAATCCGTCAAGCGGTATTTCGTGACGTTAGAAAAGCGGATTATGTATTCGGGAATCAACATGGCTAAAACATATTCATGACGCCGCACGTCAACAGGTCGCTAACCTGCCCCAGTACCCGCGTTACACTTCTACTCAACGATTGATTCATGACCTGTCCCAGGAAGTCGTTTACCGACTTGATGGTAGTATAGGCCGCCACGGCGCGTAATTCGATGGAGTAATTCCAAATCATGTTGTTATTCTCGTCCATCGAATAGTTATCCTGGATGACCTCGACGTAATACGCCGTGTTGAAGGCGTGGTTGGTAAACACCAGCCGATAGGGCTTGCCGTTAGGGTCCAATTTGGTGGCCGCCGTGAGGATTTTCTGCATCATCTTGGTAAGGCCGTACCCCGTTTTGGCTATCATCGCGCGATTATCACCTGCCGCTCCGGTGAACATACCGATATTGAAGAACGGTATCGACGCGCCATCTTCGGCCGTGTCTTTGAATTGCTGTTGGCCAAACGAAATACGTAACTTACGACCGAACGTCCCGCGCAGTGAAATATCGACCGGGTTAAACGACGGATTAATCATCGACACTACCACGTTGTTGGTTTTGGTGATAGTAGTAAGCGAGGTCCGGCTTTCGGTGATGTTACTGGGCATTACAGGCAGATTCATGAAAGCCGCCGTTTCCCCGCTCGAACGAAGCAACTCCAACGTACACATGTAGTACTCATAGTCGTCGGGTGCAACGGCGTGTACCAACCCACGCCCCATCGTAACGAGCGCGTCGCTCGCCGCGGTGGCGAAGTCGCCTTTGGCTTTATTCAGAACTGTTCCTGCTATGGTAGGCATCGTCGTAAATTTACATCAATTATACTTGTTACAAGGGCAGCGCCGACAACGCTTTGTCGGCCGAATTCAGTAGTTGCGCCGCGGCGGTTACTGGAGCAGGTAGCGGTAGCATGAAACCGCCAACGATTCGTATCACCTGTTGTACTGCGGCGTTGCCGGTAGCGACGGTGGCCTTAGCCGTAGCCGCACCCGACTTGGCAGAAGCGATAACGCCCGCTGAAGCTACACCCGCCATAGGGTCAGCACACACGGCCTGAACAGCCAGCGTGGTGCAAGCGTCGATGGCGTTCTGAGCAGAGGTTTCGGCTGCCGTGAGCCACGTTTCGGCTTCGTCTATCTTCTGTTGTATGGCTTCACCCACGGCCGACCGCATCTCTTCGACGTAGGCTTCCGCCTGGTCGGTAGGTAGCGTGTCGATGTATTTCTTACACGTAGCGCGAATAACCATCTTGGGGTCGATTCCTAACTTTCCCATGGCGTTAATGTGATAATTTCTTGTCCTCCATCTTCGGCATTTCGCTGGCCATCCAGCTGGAAAGATTCGAACCCGACGAAGCAATCAGCAGGTCCTTTTGTAGAGCCTTTACCAGCGATTCGATTTGTGCGATATTCACCACACCGCGGTTCTCCCCGCCGTTGAACGAAGCCTTGTTACCCTTTACGGTGAAAGTGGATTTCGCCCCTTTGGTGGTATATTGCAGTTCGTCATCCTGGAGAATTACCTCGATTCCAGCCTCGGTATCTACTCCATTTACAATATGCGCTGTGATACGCGCTGCGGATGTTATTTCGACGTTTTTGTCGCCAGAAACGATAATGTCGGAATCGGAAATAATATTTACCTTTGAATCGACGTTCGCTGACTGAACGCGAATATTTATTTCCGCTGGAGTATCCTCCGTTCCGTCCACGTAAATGTCGATGATACCCTGAGAAGCGTCGGTCTTGACCTCGGCAATAACGCCGTTCGACTCTTTACGCATCGTCCGCTGGCCGTACTGCTGTTGGTTAAACTTTCGTAGGTCAAGCGAATTGACGACGATAGGCCACTGGGTATATTCGTCGAGAATCCAAACGATAGGGGTTCCGAACTCGTCAATTGATACCGGGAATTCAACCGTTTCAAGCACCACCGGAGGGATGGGGACGTTGTTGTATATCGAACGACCGGGGCCGCCTTGGATAGATACCGTGTTGGTCCTCATGCAGTTCTGTATGTACAGTTCCCGGTTCTCTCCGCCCTCAGGTATGACGATATAACCAATGCCGCCGGACCCCATATAGGCACGGTTCATTTGTACGCCAAAAGGTGCTGAAGAACGCCTAAATTCCTTTGTTTCCATTGTTTGTGTCGTTTGGTAAAAATCCCACCTTTTTACAGAGTTCGTTCAACACCATTTGGTTAATCTTGATGTCGGATATACATTCGTTGAACGTAGTAGAGCCGTCTATTAGGCCGTCCCACTTGTCAGGATAGTCATGTCCCTCGGATATATCCCCAAAATCTACAATGCCGAAATACCCGTGGTACGAAGCCCGTTCCCAGTCGAAGCCCTCAACACCTCTGTCCGTTAGGCTCGTGCTTCCGGCTATCAGTCGGCGCCGCTTATCAATCAGGGATACTTTCATACCCCGTGAAACCTGAAGCGTGGTAGAGCGGAAAACCCGATTTCCGACGCTCTGGAATGTGTTCGTTACGGCGTCAACGTAATACATCTCGTCCGTCGGCGCAAAGTGAATCCACATGCCGCGTTTAATTTGGCGGTATCCGTACAGCGTGATGGTCCCCTGGCGCGTGAACGGCAGATATATGGTCGTTTCGATTAGGAATTTCAAATCGAGCATCATCTGCAGATACGACTGCGAAAAGTTACTCCGCGCACCCTTGCTTATCTTTTCGTTGGCGTTGTCGATATCGGCTTCGCCGTCGTTCACGGTGTTGTAGTAGTTACTCTGAACGTGACAAGCCCTGGAGCCAAACAACGCCGCCATTTCAGGAAAGAACACCGCAGGAATGTAATACGTCGTATTGCTGTTGCCTCCGAACGAAACTCGCGGCCGTAGATAATACCACGAATAGGCGTTCGACACGCTTTGAGTGAAACTTGTTTCGACAACCTGCTCTTTCGACACGACGTGATACAAACCACTGCCGCCAATAGCGTAGTTATACGCCCGAAGTACGCTTAAATGGTCGAACGGCGGGCGACGAGCAATAAAGTAATACTGGTCGCCAAACGTTTCGCCCATAAATTCAACGAACGGCTCCTGACACACCTTGTTAAACCAATTCAGCAGCGACCCGGTTTGGTTGGTGATAGTACCGTCGAAGACCTGTCGGTTGGCGACGTTTTCGTCTATAATTAGTTTGACGATTTGCCATATGCCAGGCGCCAGGCGTTGGCTTGCCTGTAAGTTTTCCAGTTTTACCTCAGGTACAATAGGTTCTGTATCCTTGGGGTCAAACGGTACGTCGATTTTGTTGTACCGCTGGAAGTCTCCTATCCACTGATAATTCGGCACAGGCTTGGAACCTACATCGGTAGTAAACCGACGTCGGTCGTAGGGGTTGATGGCGGGTGCATATTCTTTCTTTGATATCGAAAAATAACACTTGCTCATCATCTGCGCAGGGTTAAGCCAATCGCCAAACGCAGCGCAATCCAAATGAAGGTGCGGTCCTGTAGAACGCCCGGTGTTTCCCGAGCGGCCTATGATTTGACCAGGTTCTAACCATTCGCCCTCGTTGATGTTGGCTATACTACTCAGGTGCATAAAACGCACCGTGGCGTAAGCGTAGGAAGCTATCGCCCGTTCGGCCCAGTCGTTACGGTAAAGAGCGTTGTTGAACAGGTTATTGGTGTGAAATTGACCAAAAGGACCCGAATCGCCAAACCACCACGCTGGAATTACTATCGAAACGTAGTTTCCTGACGGTGCGTCGGGGGTACGACTTATACGAACACACTTGCAATACTGCGGTGCACGGATGTAGGTTCCCACGGGCATGGATATATCCAGTCCTTGATGAAATTTTCGCGTCTTCTTGCCGTCGATGGATAACGTTCTGTTGCCGACAATGGATGTTATTTGAAGCGGTGATGACGGCGATTGACCGTACACACACCATTCGGGGTCCCAGGTCTTAAAGGCCCAGAACTCGTTCTTCTTTTGGCCTGCTCTGCGTACAAGTCCGGTTCCGATACTCATTTCACGTTCTTTTTAGGGTCTTCCGGGGCAGGCGGTTCGATGTCTACCATCGTAGTACGGTCGTCTTCCCAGGGGTTGAAAATATAGTCAGGTACTATGGCTATGTTCGACAGCCAGTTGATGACTTCTTTGAGTACAAATTCCAGCGTGTACATATTACCCATGAAAGGTAATATAACACCACTGACGTTTCGTCCTAAAAGGCGGTTGACGGCGTTCTTGCAATTTATAACGCCCAGACCGTCACCTCCGCCAGTTACGGAAATACCTGACGTATTCGAGAACAATTCACGGGCTCCCAAGTCCATGGCAACAGGGAAGAAAAACGAACCGTCGTCAATCAGTAGTTTCATCAAATCCCGGCCTTTCACTGTAACATTCGATGATACCCCCTGGGCGTCGGTCGATATTGATACGGAATCTACCAGTCCAATCATATCCCATACGTCGCCCCGGAGTTGCGGTTCTCCAGTACGGTTGTTTAGGTCGTCGTTGATTTCTTCAACTGTCTTTTCAAAGCGCAAGAAGACTAAATCGTTTGGCGAAATAAGCCAATTAAAATAGTCATCTTCGTTCCGCTCAGAATCGTCAGCAAAAGTAGTTTTGTAATACGATTTGTCCTCTATTTCCGCTCCAACAACGTAGTTACCGCGCGTACTGTAGTAGTCGCTCTTTACGGCATTTTCAATCGCCACATGAGGCACACTGAAAGTAAAGTTGCCGCCGTTTTTGGTAGTATTAACGGACATCGAACCGATGAAACGCGATATATCGCGCAAGGCCGATGTCTTAGCAGCATCTTCGCGTTCGTTGTTGGCGAACTCTAACGCCTTAAACCATCCGCACACACGAATGTTAGGGGCCATCTTACGATATTCCTTCGTTACGACGTTACCCTCGCTCCGGAATCCGTTTGAGTCCGTTATGGCCAGCAATTGCTCGTCAGCCCACTTGGCGTAGTTAGTTATCTTGGCCTTTACGTTGCTGATGTAGATGACGTTCTCCTGGCGAATGTTGGTGTAATAAACCCGTATTTTGGCGAATCGAGGCAACGCCATTTCAGGGTCCAGTTTATCGGCCGTAAGTGTGTCCAAAACTCCGGTCAACCCGTGTTCGAACATGTAGGTGTACTTATCAGCCAACGACATAGCCGCCAATATATTATCACGATTATCGTCGAATAACTTTTCAGGGGTTATCTCGTCAATGTGATAGAAGGCAATGAAGTCCTTCATTGTTACCACGCTCTTCTGGTCGTGGATGATGTCGATGTATCCTATAACTTTAACCATTACTCACCGGGATGAACCTCGTTTTCTTCTATGTTGTAGTTCGCCAGCGTACTACCTAACTGAGTAGCGAACTCTTCGGTAGCGGTTAAGAGTTTACCAAGCGACGTGCGGAACCCGGCGTAATCGCTTACGTTCTGCGACATTCGGTAGTGCGATTCGGTAGCCTCTTGGCGCATGGTTTGGCGTGAGCGGGCATACTGGCGTGTTGTTTCGCCTGTGGCGAGACCTGGAATGGTTTGGGCCAACTCCTCGATACTCATACCGGGGAATACCTGGTTCAATATATCCATGAACGCCATATTCCCCATCAGCGCACTCATATCTCCACGGTCTTCTTCACGTACATTGGCCATGTCCGCTATACGGCGAATAATCATGGAATTTCGTTCCGTCTCACTGAGGCCGAAACTCTGCGGGCTCCTGAGGACGTGGGTCAACAGCTGGTTCGGTAGCTTATCCAACCCGTATTCTGCCCCGTAAGTACGCAAGGCGTCAAACGAAATAGCCTGCATATTCTCACCACTCGGATTTCCAAGCGCCGAATCTAACTTAGCGATAACATCCCCCAGGCGACCATCCTGAATGAAGCGCGGGTCCATAGCGGCCGAATACGCCGCTTGGGTTGCGTTGGCGACTTCGTAACTCGGTCGGTTGTACACGGAATAGTAACGCCCCATCAACTGTTGTTGAATATCAAAGCGTTCCTGCATGCGAATGTACCCCAAGTCACCGCCTATGCCTGTATTGATGCCTTCATCGTTGAGGCGTTCCAATTCGTAAGCCAACCGGGCGATAGCAGTATTGGATTCCAATCCGTAGCGGTCATAACGAGAGGCCTGAGATATACTACCTTCACGCAGATTGAACTGGCTTTCGTTTGCGTAACTGTAGAACGTTCGGTTCTCCCAGTTGGCTAACACGCCGGATGTAGTCATAAGCGCCAACGCCCGTTGCATGAACTCGGCGTCTTCTAATCCCAGTTGCTTACGGGTTATCTCTTCACCATAGACTCCCTGGGTACGAGCGTTAATCACAGTGGCCGTAGCGTTACGCAAAGCAGCGTTGCCGGTATTGCCGCCCCAAATACCGCGAATCGAAGCGATATCGCCCATCGACTCAATGCGGTTTGTGGTAGCTATGGCAGCCTGTCCTATGGCGGCAATAACCGCTCCGGCGATAATACCTACAAGCGGAACACCCAAAGCCGCGGCTCCTAAACCAGCGGCACCAACCCCCATCCCTGTAAGATTTCCGCTGGCGGCTGAGGTTATCATACCGGCGCCGGAAGTGGCAAGACGGGCGTTTGTGACGTTTTCAAAGATATCGCCATTACCGGCAGCCGACTGACGTTGGTCGAATTCCTGTAAACGTTTACGGGCCACCATGTAGTCATCTTCAGAGACGGCACGTTCCATGTCGTCAACGAGTTCTTTTCGCTGAAGACGTAACCGCCCTATGTAAGAATCTTCACCACCGGAAGACTTCTCACGTGACTCCTTCCGCAATTCCTCCGCAACGGTCCGTAGAGCGTCCACCATTTCGCGTTCTACCGCGGCCCGCTCACTGGTTTCCTCGGAAGCTAAACGCTCGTCAATTCCTCCGTATTGCTGGTCTATGGCCTGCAGGCGTGGATTATACCACGCATCGAGGTCCTGGGTGATAGTTTTACCGGACGGTAGCGGTTTTCCCTCGGGGTTAAACAGCGTACCGTCGGGCGCAAAAGAATAGCGGCCGACCCGCGCTTCACGTTCAGCGTCGAGTTTCGCCACTTCATCCATGTAACGGCCGCTGTTCACCTCACGCTCCAAGTCGAAGCGATTTCGGATTTCAGCCTGCCGCTGGGTAACGATACTGCGGCCAACGTCGTCGAGATAACCTTTGAAACCGCTTTGGCCGAACATCGGGCCGCCGCCCTGCGATAACGCACTGCGGAGTTCGCTTACGAGGTCTGAAACCGACGCACTCAACCGCGCATCACCACCTCCCGTAGTAGGTGGTTCTGGAGGCGTAGCAGGTGCGCCAGTACCTCCAGAACCGTTACCGTTGATATTAACTGTTATGTCCCTTTCGGCCATTGTTATCTGCGTTAAAAGTCATCCAAGTTGATACTGTCGTAGTCCTCGTCGATTTCTTCCTGGCTCAGTTGTAAAACCCGCGAATCGTAATCATCACCCATGGCTTCACGCTCTTGTTTTTCACGCGCCATACGTTGCAATAATACCTCTTCGCGGTACTCATGTAACTGGTCAAAGAAACTCATCGCCCGGTGTTGCGGCGACCCGAAGGATACGCCGTGTTTTCTTCGCCACCAAAGGTCGAGCGGGAACCGCGTCAGCCACCGCGTGACGCTCTGGTCCAACGTGTCGTTAAGCGTCGGCTCCGCCTTTGGCGTTGAGAGACGGCTGAGCGTTTCCTGCCTCATACAGTTTCGACATCATCGAGTTGTACCACGGAGCAATCTGCTGCTTGTACCACGCCGTGAGTTCCGACGCCAGCGCCGAATCAACGCTCATCATCGACTGGCTCTCGGGGATGTTCAGCATATTGCGGACGGCCTTGAGTTTGATTTCGATAAATGCCATGGCGTCGATAACGTCCACGGCATAAATCATACTCTTCACGCCGCTGGCCAGCATAACACCGTAACGGCCGCCGGAATACGCGGTTTTGAGGTTCTCGATGTCAATCATCTCGCCGACGTTCGGGAACTTGACGTTGAGTTTTGCACCCCGGAACTCTACCGCTTTCACCTCGGAGAGTTGTTTCTTGTAATCTTCCATTTTTAGGACTATTTTGTTTAACAATAAAGAGAGCGCCACGGGTCTTTCGTAGCACTCTCTTTATACTTGGTGTTGGTACACAACGCGGTTCTACTCGCTGATACCGTCAAAGAGGATTGGGGTGATGTACTCGAACTCGGTATCGCGACCAGAGATTTGCCCCTCCTGGATGTCGAAGCCCTCGCGCGTAGCGAACGCTCCCTTTACCAGGGCGAACGTTTCATAGGTAGCCTTTACGAGTCCCGTTTCGGGGTCGATTTCCCCGTCCTTCACCTTACGCTGAATAGCGAACTCCAAGCCCTCCTCCTGAAGCAGGATGGCGTTGGCCCACTCTTCGACGCTGGTGGTCTGGCGGAAAGTGCCTTTCTTAGATACGTTGGCCAGGCGGTTGAAATTGATGGAGTACGAACTGCAACTCAGCGACCCGCTCCACTCCACCGCCGGAACCTCACTGGGAGTGAGACTACCGAGGCCCACGACACGCCCGCGGCGGATGTTCTCCGTCACGCGAACATTCTTCATCTTACCGACGGCGACGCTGTTGATGCGGATAATCGCAAGCGGCGCAGTCATAACTCTTTTATTCGACATATATCGCTCCTTTCTTTAATTACGAGTTAAACACATAGTCGAGCATGTTCCCGACGAAGAACGTCTTGTTAACCGGAACGTTCGGGACAAAGTCATACGTGACCTTGTAGTCGCCGTTCTTGGCCGAAACTTTCACGTTCTTCCACGAGATAATCAGGTTGTCGTCACCAACCTTAGCCACGAGCGACGTCAGTTTGGTTTCAGTGAAGTCCTTCACGGTGTTAGGCGAAGCCTGGGCAGCCGTGTTGCCGGTAAAGCGCGTCTGGGCGTCGAGAATCAGCTCCTTGTTGAGTTGAGCCTTGATGAGGGCAATCGACAACTCGAACGTTTGACCGTCTTCGGCAATGGTTTGCTTGTTGTTTTGCAGCGACGTAATACCCTGGTTGACGCGGTAGTAACCCGAAACCTCGCGGACGTGCATAATACCAGCCTGAAGAGCCTTAACACGCTCGCTAAACGTAAGGTCGTAGGCGTAGGCGTCGTATCCTACACGCTTGAACGTAACGGGTGTCTGAGCGGCCATACCGGCATTCAGGCCCATGATAGCGGCAGCCAGGTAAATCGACGGCAGGTTCTTGGTTCCGTTGCCGTCCTTGCGAGCCACCGTCGGCGAACCGTGGACGATTATTACCTTTTCGTCGTTGTAGTGAACGGCCAGCGCCTGCGAAGTCTGCGTAACGGTATTGGTAGTGAGCAGGTCGGTCTTACCCTCGCCACCAGCCACGAACATAAACTCGTCGAACTTGGCGTCGTTCTTCAGGAACGTAAACAGTTTACCATTCGAAGAAGCCTTGGTTCCGTTCACCACGCCGTAGTCCGTACACAGGAAGAACGTAACCTCCAGTTCGCGGATAGCCTCCAACACGTCGGGGTAGTACTCGTTCTCGCCCTTAGAGCCCTGATAAGAGGTCGTTCCACCAGCAAACGCCGTCGGTTCCATAGCCTCAATAGCCGTGGTACCTACAAACGCCGAACCCTTAGCAGGACGGAAATTGGCCATAACCATCGACGAAGTGATGAGCCAGTTGTAGAGTTCGTCGTAGGTGCCAATCTCACCCGACTGGGCCACCATCTCGCCATATGCCTGCGCCAGCGTGTAGGTGCCGTAAGGTTCGCCTGCGGCGTCCGTACCGCGGTAGTTACCGCGATAAATCGTAGCAATAAACTTCGACGTATCGTCAACACCCGCCTTAATGGCCAGGGCATAGCCGACCTTCAGGTTCTCCAGCGTACCGTTCGACAGTTCGCTCATATCACCCTCGGCGATACCGTTACCCACAACACCCTCATTCAAGCACGTAAGGACGATGCTGTTGTTACCGCTGCCGATGGTAAGTTTCGCCGGAACGGTAGCGGCCGCACGGGTGTAGTACAGGCGCGGCGTACCCAGCGAACCGTCAATCGGCGTAAACAGTTTCTGTGCCAGGTCGGTAATCATGCCGCCGCCCATGAAGTCTGAGAAGTCTTCGAAATTCTCGAAAGCGTAAATGGCCTTGCGCCCGGAAGCGTCAACGCCGGCAATACCCGCGCCGCCAGCGAACTCGTACGTCGCGTCGCCTGCCTTCTCCTGAGAGAGGCCCGTGTCGATAATCATGACGCGGCCAAACGAGGCCACGTTGACTACCGAAGTAGGCTGGTAGACAGTGATTGCGTACGAACCCGGCTCAACGTAGGTTTTGCCATTCATCGTTACCACAGTACTCATAATGTTATATGTTTAGAAAGTTTGGTTTTATTCGGTTTTACCGTCGCCCGGGTTTATCACTTCACCGCTAAACGGGTCGCAAATGTTATAATTGTAGCTGATGGCCTTTACGACTTGGGAGCGCAATCTTGTTGGAACAGTGACCTCGTATTTGAACGCCAGCGTGAGGGCTTTGTGGAATACCGTTGGCGGAATTATGTCCTGTTGAAGGATGATATCGCCACCCGATACTCGCGGGATGCGTAAACCTACCAAGTCGAGATTCGGAGCGTACATCAGCAGCATAGCTTTGAGTACGTTGTAGGCTATCATGGCCTCGGAGGCGTTATCCGACGTGATGAGAATTTGATACTGCGCATCCATCCACTGCGTGTACATGAACTGGTCGGCCTCAGCATCCCACTCCTGTCCTTCACCCAGAGGGGCGTTAGCGGCTTGTTCGCCGGGCAAAATGATGTGAACGGCCAGGGCGGTCGTGACCTGGGCGTTGTATCCCAGATGGACCTCCAAATTCGCCGGATTAGAGAATATCTTGACCGCCTGGCGGAAATAGTTGTAGGCGTTCATGTGGATGGGTTGGCCGTCTTCGTTCTCGCCAAGCAGCTGGAAGAGGATAGTGTTCCGGACTTCTTGCGGCGTGGCTAACGCGATATCGTCGCGTATCATCTTCACGATGGCCGTCAATACGCGGGCGATAATCACCTCGGGGAGTATCAGTGCATCTACTTTCATAAGTTCTCCAAAAAGTTTACCGATTCGTTGTGTACTATGGTTTCGATGTCTGTTTGGTCGATGGCCTTGTCGGAGAACCGCCTTGCCGTCAGCCCCGGGAATATCCAGCTGAGCGGGTCGCTGTTCTTCGAAGCGCGTCGGAACGAAACATACATATTCTGGGTCGTACGTGCGTAAACGCCTGTCTGCTTGGTGATGCCCTCGTAGATGGAGTGCTTACGCAGATAGGCCGCATAGGCAGGCGAACGGTCTGTTGCGGCTATGGCCCGACGCTCCGTCGGGATGTTGTACGGCGTAGGAATCTGTGAGGCACGTAGCCGCTGCCCGGTTACGAACGTGCGGACCACGTCGTAAACCTCTTTAGGCATTTCGTCAGAAAATCCTGCCTGACCCACCGTGCCTGGCGTACCGTGACGGAACGGAACGGTCAAGTACCAATCGCCGCCAGGACGTAGTACCGTGCCGTCCTTACGCAGTACGGGTACAGTGTGGCGGACTCGCGATGACCGCTGGAAATACTCCTTCTGGTCGAAAGGGGTTGCCCCGGCCTCCAGCATCACAGGTAATTCCCCTGTCAGGACAATCGACTTGGCGAAACGGCCGCGGTCGATAATGTTAAGATTTTGGAGGTACTCGGGGCGCGTGGAATTCAGCCCCTGCTTGGCCAGTGCTTGCCAGTTAGCGTACACAGCAGCCGTTACGGCTTGAACACAGAGTTCGGTTAGGTCGTCTATCTGAGCCTGTGTGAGACCAAACTGAGCGCCTAAACCGCTAACGTCTATGTTGATTGGCCGTGCCATTATTTCACGGTGTTATCGTACGGAACATCACCGTAGCGCATGGGCGGGAACACATACTCAGCCTTGCGGCCAACTACCTTTACAGGCATCGCCGTCAATGCTTCACGCCGCGTGGCGCAAGGTTTTCCCTCGCGCACCTGCATGAGTTCGCGGTCAACGTCGATTATGTGATATACAGGATAGTGCTTGTAACGAATAGAAATGGTCAAATTACCGACTTTAGCGTTCGGGTCGTTACTTTCTACCATGCCGATTAAATCCTTGCTGAAAACGACCCTGTTCTTATCCAAACGGAACTCGGCTGTGGTAAGCGGCCGCAACGGTTCACCGTCGGCCACGTGGAGGAAGATGTCCGTTACCTCCAGTGGTTCATACACCGGATAGGCGAACAGTTCGTTACGGTAAATAGTAGGCCGCAATATCTCGGAGAAATAGCCCTCCAAATCCAGTAACACCACGCGGTCCATGAATCCCATACGGTCCACGGCGCGAGCGGTGATAGCCGCCGTACCGATGTTGAGTTCACTCCACTCTTCGTACTTACGGCGGTTGCCCATGGTCTGGGCGATGAGGCGCGTCTCGCGGCGATTGACGAAGAACCATCCACGCCCGTAGCAATTTTGACACGTGGACGACGCCTGGCCGCTGGTCTTATCGACACACGGGCAACGCATAGCGCGGTCGATGTAGGCGTCATACCCCTGGTCGTAAATAAGGCGTTCAAAACGCCCGACATCCCACCCCACGGCCGGACGCCCCGGTTGTGCGGGGGTCAGGCTCACGGGTGGGGTATCGACGAGCGAGGCACTCAATATGGGTTGTTTCTTGGCCATTATAAGACTTCAAAAGCTATACCGCGGTACTGGTTCTTCAAATTCGGCAACTGTTGGTTCAGTTCGTCGAGGTATTGTTTGATGCGGCCGCCGAAAAGGCCGCCCTGCGCCGAACGTGTCAACGGCGTGTTTTGCGACACCCCGTCAAGCGAAATACTCACTGACGACATGCCCACGCCGTATAGTACATCACCCAGAACCGCCAGAACGTTCAACGACGCCAACTTAGATATAAAGTCCAGCAGGTCGGCGGGTATTTCGTCCCATCCGGTGACGTATTTCAGCCGCCAGTAGTTCGGGATGTACTTTTGACCAAACCACCCTAAGTTAGGAGCGATACCGTTGTAAACGTACGAATTCTGCGTCATGATGGCGCCCTTTCCGCTGCCTGAGTTGGGAATCAGCGAAATGTTACGATACACGGCTACCGAAGCAATCTTCTTGATAGATAACCACTCCGAGGGGTAGCGGGTCTGCATTACAGAATTGATGAAACCGCACAACGAATGAATACAGACCACGGGGTACATCGCACGAACGAAACCCCAGTTGTTCCACTCTTCGCGAATGTAGTCGCGGCTCTCCTCAATGACCTGCTTCTTGAGTTTGATAGAAAGGAGGTGTTCAACGCGGGCCTGGGCTACCTTGATCTGGGTCTTGATGGAAGACTCCGAAACCCGCTGGCCGTCGGGCGAACACATCGGAATGCCGAAAAGGTAGTTTTCGGTCAACTCCGAAGGACTTAGCACGAGGCCCTCGTTCTTGTTGTAGAGGATGTCTAATTGAAGAGTCATTTTGGTCTGTTTTGCGAGTCGTAACGGTAAGACGAGGAAACTACTCCTCGACGGCGACAGCGGCCTTGTATTTCTTTACCAGATAGGCTGCCATCAATTTGGAGTTCTTCTTGAATTTCTTGTACTCGTCCTCGGGGTATTCAGCCTCGGCGGCGGTCTCGAGCATCTCTTCGAGCGACATGGCACGAATCTGGTCGATGATTGCCTTGTCCTGGTCCTCGGCGGTTTCAGCGGCCGGAGC